GCGCCACTGCCACGCGCCGTAGTCCTGGCCGTCGACCTGCACGCTGCTGATGCGCTCAGAGGCGTGGTCAGCCCACAGCCACTGCTTGCCGGTCTGGCCAAGGCGCACGCAGCGGCCGGGCACGGCGCGGCCGTAGCGGCGCGGCAGGGTCTGGACGTCGCGGAACACGCCCAGGTCTGCGTTGGTGCGCAGCGGCAGATCCGTGGTCCAGCCCTGCGACTCGCACTCGAGCACAATCGACTTGTCGGTGTTGTTGCCGATGTCCGACACGATGCCGGAGCGCGACACATCGCCGCCGTCCATGATGTCGACACGCACGCCATACGCCGCCTGTGCAGCCAGGCGCGATCGCAGCGACGAGCCGATGCCGGAGAGGGTGACGGTGAACGAATCGTTGCGGGCGCCGATCTGGGCGGCGGTGGCGGCGACTACAAACGCCGATCGGTGCATCGGCCACCCGGTGTGCATGCGACCACGCAAAGCATCCAGTTGGTAGATCTGCGCGGGTGGCGTGGTGTGGATGCGCAGCCAGATGCCCTGAGCGTCGCTGGCGTAGCCCGCGGTGCCGACACCGGCGAAGACCGCCCCAGCAACCAGTGCGCCGCCATTTGATGCGCCAGCGAGCAGCGCGCCAGCGATGAGTTCACCGGTGCCGCGCGGGTGCTCGTTGCCAGTCGCGGCGGCAATGCCGCCGGCAACCAAGGCGCCGGTGCCGGTGGTCGCGATGTACCCGGCACCGGAGAACAGCGCACCGCCGACCAGCGCACCGCGGCCCGTTGGCGCAGCAACGCCAGCGCCAGCGGCCATGCCGCCAGCAATGAGCGCGCCGGTTCCGGTAGTCGCAGCATGGCCACTGCCAGCGACTACTGCCCCGGCGACGAGTGCGCCAGATCCGGCCACGTTAGCCGGTCAGCGTCGCGGGGATGCTGATCGTCAGCGAGGTCATCGACACGGGCTGACCGGTCTGGAACGCCGTGCTGCTCATCTTGATGGCCGCAGAGCTGGACAGGTTGCCCACGTCAATCAGCGCTACGCGGTCGCCGTTGCCGTTCAGCAGGATGGCGAAGGTCGCGGTGCCATCGGCTACGGCATTCGCGCCCGTGATCGTGTCGGCGGCCACAGATCGGCTAGCGGCCGCGCCAGCTTCCCAGGGGTCCGAGCACGTCAGCGTGGCCAGCAGGATCTGCGAACCGATCGCAGTATCGCCCGTGGCCGGCATCGTTCCGTTGTAGAACTTGATCTGGGGCGCGCTGGCGCCGGTGTTGATGTACGCAACCAGGCCGCTGTCCAGCATGGCGTTAGATGCGGCGTCGGAGTAGCGAATGGTGCTCACGGTGTTACCTCAGACAGGGGTCAGTTCCAGCGCAATCGACAGGCGCCGGGCATTGCTTGCGGGTTGGAATCCAGTTGCGTCGCTGATATCGATGTCATCGGCAACGGTGCACAGCGTGGCTTCACCTTCGGGAGATACGGCGCCGATTCGGCCGTCATCGTTGGTGTGCGCGTATTCGATGGCGGTCAACAGATCGTCGATCGATGCCTGCGTGCAGCTGTCGTGGTTGACGGTGCCGCCCAGGCCGCGGCTGCGCTGGCCGTTTGCCAGTCGCGTACGTCGGCGCCATGTGCCGTACTCCGTCGCCGTGGTGCCGGTGACGATCGGGCGCGTGGGGACGCCGAGGTACAGCCAGTCGATCGAGCCCGACTCATTGACCGTCAGGCGCCACTTTGCGCAAGTGGTTGACTGGAACAGCGCGGCCATCGATCCCGCTGCCCAGGTGACGACTTGCGAAAAAACGGTGGTGGCCCAGTTGTCATTGCTGCCGGTCAGCGTCACCGTGGCCGTGCTCGGGATGGTGTGCGCGCCGATCAGAAGCGTATCGGCGGTGTCATCGTCGCCCGGCGTGATGTCGATCTGCGTCGATCCGGTCCAGGTCATGGACTCGTCGTCAGGCCGGCGGATGCGGCCAGCGCCGTTGCTGGCCAGCGCCGCCAGCTGGTAGACGTCGCCGACGACGAAGGACGGCGTGGCGCCCGGCCGGAACACGGCGTTGATGCCAGCGGTCAGGCTGACGGTGCTGGCGATGTCGATCGTGGTCCAGCTGCCGCCGTCGCGGCGCCATCGTGCCTCGCCGCCTTCGGCGCTGAACGTCCAGCGGTCGCCGATCTCGAAATCGATGGCGCCAGGCGTGATCGCGAAACCCAGGCCGCCGTTGCTGTAGCTGGTAGGCGCGGTGGTGACGAGTGGGTAATCGATCAGCGCACCGACGGCAGATCCGCGGACGGAGAATGTCAGCGTGTCATCACCGGTCTGCCCGCCGCCGAGTTGCACCGGGTCCGCGCGCACGATCGTGAACTCGATCGAGTCGCCCGCCTGATAGGTCGATCGGCCGTTGGCGATCGGGGTGGTTTTGACAATCAGCCGGTCGCCGACCTGCAGACTTTCGGCGCAGCCAATGGCCGGGCCAAAGTAAAACTCGCGCGTCGACGTCGGCACGTCTTCGCCAGTTTCCGGGTCAGGCTCCATGCGCGCGGAGTGGTAGCCGTAACCCGGTTGAATTGGCAGTAAGCCGTCCTGGCTAACAAACCAAAATGGCAAGTTGTGATCCTGCCACACCGCATTCCCTTGCAGTGTGGCGGACTCAAAAGGGCGCAGCAGATTTCCCGCGATATAGACCTTGCCGATGCACGCCTGCACCATGCGGGTCAGCGGCCCCAGGTCGCTGGTGAGGTTCTTGGCGCCCGCGATGGCGCGCATCAGAATAGCCTCGACCTCGGCTGCCGGGTTTCCGCCGTCGTTTGGCAGCTGCAGCGTGGAAAACACCTGCGTCTTCCACGTTGGGGCGCCGGTGTTGGTGGCGACCATCAGCGGCGACAGCTTGTCGATAATGAAATCCAACTGGGTCTGGAACTCAGCAGCGACAGCAGAATCCAAGTCGCCCGTGCCACCCATTTCGGTGTAGATCGCGAACAAATGCTGCTGGAAGGTGTTGGCGACCAGTTCAACCGCTGCAATATCGGCCTGCTCAAACTTGGCGATGGCCGAAACGCGCTGAAACAGCGACGTGACAAAGCCGCCGTAAAGGTCGGTCGGTTGCGTGCCTGAGCCCTGCACCAATTCGTGCAAGTCGGACAACAGCGACGTGATATAGGCGTCGTCATCGTCGATAGTGAAATAGCAGTTCAGATGGTGACTGCCGAGCCGCCAGTCCTCAATCTGCTCGTAAAGCGTTTTGATCGCAGCTGGCAGACTTGCCACGGCTGCACCTCCAGTGGTGACACCCAAGAAAGTGTTGTTCGGCCCGCCGACGACGGGGATGGTGGAACAGTCGCAAGCAGCAGCCGGATGCGGGCGCAACTCGAAAACGTAGGTAGCCGTCTTGGCCTCAGAGCCAAGCAGCGGGTTCTTCGGACACAAGGACGGGATGGGTGCGCCGTCTGCGCGGTCCTTCAGTTCCAGGTACGCCGCAAACTCGCCTTCCGGCGCAGTGCCGGGCGCCAGTTCCACGGGGATCGTCGCGCCGTAGCCGCCGCCGGTGAATGCCTCGCCCGTGGTGAACGTGCCCAGGGCGCCGTTGACCGATGCCGTGGCCGCCCAGATCTCGGCGCCCGGAATCGGTGCCGCGATGCACTCGATCAGCAGCGACTCGGTGGGCGCCGAGCTGGGCACGGTCAGCGGCACCACGGCGCGCTTGATGTAGGTCGACCCCTCGCGCACGCTGCCGGCGCTGTAGCTGGCGGTGTAGACGCTCAGGTCGTCGCAGGCCATGCCGCCCGGGCGACGGTCTTGGGCGATCACGCCGTCATAGTCGATCAGCGTGCTGTCGGCCTGGATCTGGCTGACTAGCGAGTAGAGCGTGGTGATGTCGTTGTAGGTCTCTTCGACGGTCGCCCCGTCCAGAACCTCGGCGGTGCGGCCTCCGGTGATCAAGTACACGCGCGTTCCGATCGGTACTGAACGCTGAATCGCCGGACTGAAATGGTAGCGATAGCGGCTGTCGCGGAACTCGCGCCAGTGGCGGTAGACCGTCACATCGTCGCCAAAGCGGATCCGCGGCGCGTTGGTGGGAACGGTGCCGCCGGGCTCGATATTCACGGCGCCGAAGTTGTATTCCTCGCCCGTGAACTCTTCGCCCTCGGCGCCCAGCTCGCGCGTCACGGCGTAGTCGGTCGCGGTGGCGACCAGGCCCGCTTGCGAGATCCGCACGGACAGGTTGTTGCCGTCCGGGCCAACGGTGCGGGCCACCAGGTTGCCGGACTGGAACGGCGCGAAGGCTGCCCGCGTGGGCGTGCCCAGGTCGGTCAGCGTGACGGTGAACACCTGCGCCGCGATGCCGCTGTCGGCGCTGATTCCGCTGATCGTCCCGCTGCCCACGCCGCTGAACACCGGCGTGCTGATCTGCGGCGTGCCGTTGATGGTGTCGCTGATTACCTCGATATCGATCACCGCATCGTCCGCACCGGTGTAGCTGCCGGACAGGTCGACCGTACCGCCGCCGTCTGCATCGCGCGAGAGCAGCTCGAACGCACTGGACGCCACCACGTTGGTGGCCGTCAGCGTCGCGGTCCTGACGATGTTTTCAAGGCTGGTCGGGTAGCGCATTAGCGGCTGAGCCTGTCTAGTCTGGCGAGCGCCGGCACGACAAAGCGCGACACGAATTCACGCGCGCTGGCTTCGTCGGTCAGGGGACTCTGTACGTTGATGACGATCGCTGCAGACTCGGCACTGCGACTGGCCTGACCGCCGCCAGCGCCACGGCCGCCGACTGACGCCGGCGTGGTTTCCTGCGCCTGTGCGCCGCGAGTGATGCCGATGCCGCCGGAGATCTGCTGCTGCCGGCGCTCCACGATCTGGATCTCGCGCTCGGCCTCGTCGTTGGCCTCGCGGTTGGCGCGTGCCTGTTCGATCTTCAGCCGGATCAATTCTTCGATGCGCGTGGTGTAGTTGCCGTACTGCGCGATGACCTGCTGGCGGATACGCTGCTCTTCGCTTAGTTCGGTGTTCTGCCGCTGCATGACATCGATGGCGCGTTCGACGGACCGGTTGGTCACGTCATAGGCCACCCTGATCTGTGCCCACACATCGATGATGGCCCGGGCGCTGAACGCCTGGCTCTGCATCTGCTTGCCAAGCTCGATCAGCTCGCGCGAGTAGTTGCCCAGGCTGACCTTGGCAGCCTTGGCGCTGTTGCCGTAGTTCTCGGTTTCCTTCGCTGCGCCCCGGGCGCTCTCGCCGGCGCGGTCTGCGGCGCTGGCGGCGCTGTCGGATGCGCTGGCTTGGCTGCGGAGAGCTCTCGCGGCTCGATCAGAACTATCAGCCAGTCCATCATTGGCGCCGGACGCTTCATCGATCGCCGCCTTGGTCTTGGCAATTTGAGCCTCAAGCGCGGCCGCATCCTGCGCCAGCTGGACGAAATGTGGCGACCCGGGCGCTGCCGCGTTCAGTTCGTCGCGCACGTCCTTCAGACGCTTCTGCAGCGCCTCCATAGACAGCGTCGACGTGTCCGCGGCGGCAGCAGCATCGCCGAGCGATACCTCGATCAAATGCGCCGCCCGCGGCACAGGCCCCATATTCTCGGCGGCGGCGGCGGCAGATTTGCCAGCATCATCGACAGCCGTCGCAAACACCTGCGCGGTGTTTGCTGCGCCATCTACCTCTGTGCTGAGTTCGCGCGTGCGGCGCTTGTTCTTGTCGAGCCCCGCTCCGAGGCCATCCAGACCCTTCCCGGTTTCGCGGGCCGCGACGTTCAGCCTGGAGATCGGCGCCTCGGCGAGGCCGATCGCCTGGGCGAGCTCGCGTTGCTTTTCGATGACATAGGCGATCCCGTCGCCGACGACAACGATCGCGTCCGCAGTGCTCTGCACGATGATGACCAGGCCGTCAAAGACGGTCTTCATCTGTCGCGCAAACTCTGCGGCATCGGTGGCGGCTTGCTGGAAGTCGAAGCCGTCGATGGCCTTTGTTACCGCGTCCAGGGCATCCGTGGCGAAGCCGATGATCTGGTCGCGCAGGCGTCCGAACTGCTCGGAATCGGCGAAGGCAATAACCTTGGCTTGTAGATTCTCGACTGCCGCAGTCAGCGGCTCTAACGCCGGCTCAAGCGCCGCGTCACGGAGATTCGCCAGCGAGTTCTGCAGTCGAGCAAGTGCGGCGTTGAACGTGTCGCCCATGATGGCGGACGTACGCTCAGCGGCACCGCCGGCCTGTTCGAGCTTTGCCGTCAGTTCGGCAATCGCGCCGCCGCCGCTGTTGACCAGCGAGAGAATCGCCGGGCGCGCCTCCGAATCCAGCGCCAGGAGGATCTTCTTGGCGCCGTCGCCCTTCTTCCCAAGGGCCTCGATCACAGTTGCGAAGTCGCGCGACTGGATACCCGCGTCGTCCAGCGCTTCGCTGAACTTGCTGGCCGGGTCAGCCAACGCGCTGAACACATTGCGCAGCGCCGTGCCTGCGCGTTCGCCGCGGAAGCCTTGATCCGCAAGCGCGCCGATGATGGCGCTTGTTTCTTCGATGCTGTCGCCAGCCAGGCGCGCCAGTGGCGCCACGTAACTCATGGCGCTGCCGATCTGCTCAACGCTGGTCGCCGTGCCGTCTGCGGTCGCTTGCAGCACGTCGGCAAACCGCGCCGACTCAGCCATGGCGGCGCCGAACTGTTTTAGCGTCGTCGTGAGCAGTTCTGCCGACTGCGCCACGCTGATGTTGTTGCCCTGCGCGATGGCCAGGACCGGGTTCAAGACCTTGACGGCATCGGCCGCTGACAGACCGGCACGCGCCAATTCCGTCAGGCCCTGCGTTGCCTCGATAGCCGTAAATCGCGTGCGCTCTGAAGCGTCGACCGCGGCCTGCTTCATCAGTGCGAATTCTTCCGCGGTCGCACCGGTTACAGCCTGCAACGCAGCCAGCGCGTCTTCCAGATTGGCGACGCCGATCACCGCATCGCCAATGGCGCCGACGGTATCGCCAAGTACCCCGAACCCCTTACCGGCCAGTTCCGCTACCTGATTGAGTTTTGCCAGCTCAGCGCCGACACCACCGACGCCGCGCTGAATATCGCTCAGGCTCTTGGTGACGCCATCGATAAGCGACAGCTTTATGGTCTCGTCGCGTGCCATCAGCGTGCCTTGAGTTCGCGGAACAGGCGGCGCGTGAGCTCTTCGCGCGCGCGGATGGATTGGCGCAGCACGAAGCGTTCGGAGACTTCGCGGTTGCGCAGCATTGATGCGACGGACGGGCCGTACAGCGGCTTGATGGGCAACCGTGCAGCGCCCTCGCGCTTGAACGGCACGCCCTTGAATTTGGCTGGAGTGAACCCGCCGCGAATGACCTTGCGCGAGCCCTTGCGAACTGCGGCGGAATAGCCCTTGGTCGTCTGCCTGCCGCCAAAGGATGCGAGCGTCGGGACGTTGCGGCCCCTCGCTGTCGTGATTGCTTCGTAGCCCTTGGCAACCGACGTCAGCCCCTCGCCAACGCGCGATTGCTTGATGCCGTAGATCGCCGTGATTTCCCGCTTCGCCTCGGTGCCAGATGCCCGTGCAACCGATGACGCGGCCTGCGCAAAGACCTTGGGCACGTCCGACACCACGCGCGCCAGATCGCGCGCGAGGTTGCCGATGCCTGCGGTGTCGGCGCGGATCATTGCTGCACCTTCCAGCAGTCGACCGCCACGCCATCGGCCGTTGTGACGCGCACACAGTGAACGCCGGGCTCTGGCTCAAAGACGTGGACGGATGCTGCAGCGTTGCTGATCGCGAATCGCGCCCACAGAACGGCGGCGGCAATGGCCACGATCAGCACAATGGCAACGGCGATGGCCGCGAGTTCTGCGGTGCGCGTCATGCCGCCCTCTTGGTCAGCAATTCCCGCATGCGCTCAGGATCAAGCGCGGACTCGGCGAGGCTCATGACGGCCTGCGCGTCATCCACCATTCCGCCGTGCACGAACTCGCCAAACGACGCCACCAGGGCGCCGAACGCCAGCGCCGCCGGCATCGCGTACACCTCGTCGATTGACATGCGCTCCCGCTGCGCCAGCAGCGGCACGAGCGCGAGCAATGGCGCGATGCGCGGCAACTGCCCCGGGAGGCAGATGCCGATCACGGCGTAGAGTTCGGCGAGGGTCATTACACCGCCCGGCCTTCAACCAGAATGTGCGGCGTGCTGCTGTCCAGCTCGTTGACGCCCAGGCGCATCGTCACCGCGGCAGTCCCTTCGCCGATCAGCGGAATCTCTCCGTTGGTCGACAGCTTGCAGCTGCTGATGAAGGTGTCGCGGTTGGTGCCGATCGAGTTGTCGGCGACGTGGCG